GCTTTTCACTGTTTGACCCCGTACTACATGGGGCCCGCTCCGCATCGAAACACTTAGGCCGCTAAGGTAAGTGGCCTCATGATTCGATGGTTTTAGCTTTAAGCGACCAGCAACTTTGCGTTGAACTTCTTCGCAAACGGCGGTATAACAGAAATACATCTGTAGATCTGTATTCCATCTAAGCTGCCTACGCTGCCGAAGGAGGACGATAGGTGCTACAAAGTAGCCTCGATCGGATCCATCAGTAGCGTAAGCGGGGCCAAGGTGGCGATGACCGCCGAAGTTGTGAAAAAGAAACTGTTCTAGCAAAGAGGTATTACCAGAACGGTGCTGCCATTGGTTAAATAACCGAGTCGCTTCCAGAAAGTTTAGCTCTGACTTTAAATACAATGGACGGACAAAATGTCCATCCATGAAGTCTTTGCCACAACTTTCGAAGAAACGTCCAGTTATATAACTTTTCGCACGGTTGATCGTGAATCCACAGAAGCGAAGGGCCTCGATTAGACAGGCTGCAGTACGGTGAGAGACTATTATGTCGTCACCGTACACAGCCCAGTCTTCATCGTCGCCCGACCATTTGCGGCATGCTCGAACAATCGCGGAGAAGATTAAGCACTCTAAAGGGAATGTAATTCCGTTCCCCATAGATGAAAACTTCTCTAGCATGACAGTACTTTCACCCCGTTCGCCAAAACCCGGAAGGGTGACGTTTGGGGTTCTGGTCGCCCCGAGAAAACGAAGCCAACCGTCAGGAAGAAGAAATTCAACCAGACCTTTGGAGACGGTGTCGGATGCGCTAGCCAAGTCAATGGTAGCGAAACCGGCGCCGAAGTCAGAAGTAGAAGCCTTAAGGGCCAACTTCTGATTCTTCGTTTGATCGGTAGTATCGACGCCCCATCTGCGCAAGTATTTATTCAGCACGGCCATCTGGCCGAGTTGAAAATACGAGTTCAAGTAGGGTTCGATAGCTATGAAGCGGTCTGTTAACGCGTCCTTCGGGACCGTCGTACCTTTGCTGGCACTCACCACTTTCGCTTTTCGTGAGAAAAGCCAGTCCCGGAATTTACCCCGAGGCTGAAAGAGTGAGGTGAGTGACAGGCACTCTGGTGTGACCTGGATACAAGTAGTAGGGGACAGCTTGGCCCAAGGGGAAACATCCCCACGGACTTGAGCCGAAATCCCTAAACATGTAC